CTAAGAACCTAAATTCTATGATTTCTGGATTGAATCCTAGACTTCTTTTTAAAAGCCCTTTTAAGGCGTCTAAAAGCTCATAATAGTACTCTTCACGCTTACTCTCAGACACTCTAGCGTCCCCTATTAATTTAAGCCTATTTTCGCCTATTAAATGTGTTTGAGGGGTATTAATAGTATCATTAACTAAATATAATAATGTTAAGAATCTATCAACACTAATTATAATATTAGTGTTATTAAACCATGCTTTAGGCAGCATAGTCTCCTTAATATGATTAATATCTATCTTAGTCCATCTTAATATAGCAATTCTAGTTAGAGTATCATCATCAATAGTGAATATGAAATCCCTAGTGCATTCCTTTTTAGTCATGCTAGACGCCACACCACAGAACTTTTTGATAAAGAAATCAGTAAATCCAATAGCATCTATTTTATCAGTCTTACCATCCTTCTTAGAATATAATGGATAATTATAGGCTGTATTAACAGCATCAATAATCTCTTCCATAATATCATCATTAAAGAAATATATAGTAGCATCATTATTAAGATTCTTTTTCATAATCCTATTATATGTGTTCACAATAATATCAGCAATTTCATCTAATATAGTCTCCTTTTTAGATGATAATCTTCTACTGAACTCCTTTATATCACCTAAAATCATCCCAAGCTCTAATGGCTGAGATATAGCATTACCCTTCATCATTTTAAATATTATCCTCCAAATTATAATTTAGCACCAATGTTAGTGGCAACAAACTCATACCAATAATCATCGTACCATTTCTTAGGTGTTAAGCCTCTCCAATAATATCGTATTTCTCTATACCAATATCTTACGGCGCTCGTAAGAGCTAACCAAAGCATTAATGGCCCATAAATGCAATTCTCTACAGTATGCCCATACTCATGTTCGTACAACATACTCCATTCAACATTTGTATCCTTTGAAACGACAAAACAATTACCTAATTCAAAACCCCAACCACCTTTGAAATAACTTACAAAATAGTAAGAGTTTTTATACTTATGCGGCTTATGGAAAGTTAACAAGTAAAATATACTCATTAATAATCCTAAAAGCGTAAATGGCAATCCCCAGGTATACATCAACAAATAATACAACCAAGGGTGCTTACCAATATACTTACCTAAATTTATGACACCTCTATACTTACTAGGGTCTATATGCTTAGTCATTTTTAACCTCACACTTTGGTGTTTCAAAACCAAGAATATCAGTTGTCAATGTATAAATTAAGAAGTTTATATTTGTCATGTCTACTATTAGATGGTCCATATAAGACATATATCCAGGGTCACAAGGCTTATCCATTTCAATAACTTTTTTAGTATATTCATTATCTGGCTGAAATGCAGTAATAATAGCTATAAATTTAACTCTAATGCAGCCTAATATTGAATATAATTCATCAAATCTATCTGAGAAATATGCAGTGGATTTCTGACAATCTTTCTCCTCATCAGGTTTTGGGTTATTGTGTACAAAACAATTATATAAATAATCAACAAGACCGTTTATACATTCATAAGTGTTAATAAGTATTTCAATATCCCCAACAGGATAATGTTCACGCTCGTCAATATCAAAATATGCAAAATTCTTTTCAAATAATGTCATGTTTTCTTCTGTATATAGCCAACCTTGATTACTATCAGTATCAAAATCGGTTAATTTAGCACACAAACCAATGAATTCATTTAAACTTTTTTTAGTAAGTTTACAAGCCAAATCCATAAAATTAGTGAATTTTATAACCGGACTATTAGGAATAGGACGTCCTTCTTTAATTTCCTCACTTTTACAACTACCTAATTTCTCTTTAGGTTCAAAACTACAACAATCATCATTAATATACATTATTTTAATCCTCCTTATTACTCTCTTGAAGAGCCTTTAATCTATTATAATAATCATTTGCACGTTCATTCTCTCTATAATATCTATTTTGCCAATACTCCCTATCACTCTCTAAATCTCTGATACGGCATGTATTAGTAATAATAGCATTTTGTAATCCTTCTATAAGATTATCCTTACGGTTTAATTGCCCTCTAGCTTTATCTAGCTCTCTTTCTAAATCATCATAACTAGCCTTCTCACACTCGCACTTGCAGTCACAAGGCTCACCATCATAACAGCAATTTTCCTTATCCATTTTGTTTTAATCCTCCAAATGTTTTCTCATAATATTTATTTTCATTAAATTTCTTTTTCTTACTTAACGCAAGAGATATAGATTTATCAATACCAGATAAACTAGTTAAATGATAATGATATAAATCTACATAAGGTGTATTACGTCTATTTATTCTACCACACGATTGATGCAATATCTTCCAAGAATACTGTTGAGAGTAGAATATAATAGTATCAGTAGTAATACAATTCCAAGCCTCAGCTCCAGCCATATACTCAACCAAATATATCCAGCGTCCACCATTAGGCACAGGCTCATGCTTATGGCCGTTCCATTCCGCCATAGGATAGTCATTAAAGCCGTTTTTAAGCAATTCTAGCTCATAATCATATGAATAGAATATAATGGCCTTAGGATGCTCCATAAGTATATTAGCGATAGCATGAAGTCTTGAAATATCACTATTAACTATTTTACGCAGACACGTACACCACGTGCTACCATTGGTAATAGGCTCGTCTGTAAACGGGTTCCAACGGTCTTTATTGACCATAGAATATAAATCCTTATTATACTCACACCTTATAGTTATATCATGCTCGATAGTATGTCGCTCGACATTAATATCCACAAGTAAGTGTCTACGCATTTTTAATAATATTCCAGTGTTATAATATTTTTCTATTTTAGGATATGAAGTGAACCTACTATAAATAACATGCTTGGCTTCAAAGTCACTCTTACTCCTAAAATACCCATTAGCAACGAATACTGGCATCAGTTCTATCCAGTCATCTCCAGGTGTCGCCGATGCCAATATCCATTTATTAAATCTGGCTATTCTTATAAAGGTCTTAGCCCATTTACCATATCCAGTGGTCTTCTGTTCATCAAATATAAAGAATGCATTATGCACTTCTGAATATTTTTTGATGTTGTTCCAGGAATCCACAACTACTTTATTAGGATATGAATTAATATCTGCACAGGTACTCAACCTAAACAAATTAAGTTCGGGGAGCCATTCATTAGAATCCCTTTTTCTTGCAGTGGTGATAATATAAAGGTCCAAAGGCTGAGTCATACGAGACAACCCATGACCAGCAATCTTACCACCACATTCTTTAAAGTAATATGCGATAGCGGTTCTAGATTTACCAGAGCCAACATCGCCGCATAATATACAGCCGTTAAACATCTTATCAACGGCGACTTTTTGGTCCTCTGATAATATAGTGTTCATATTAAATCCTTATTAATTTTATTAATTCTTGTCTATTCATCTTTTTTAATTCTGGGAATGCATTGATAGCAGCTGTTGAGTTAAAAAATGGTAACATATATCGGTTATTAATACCATTATATAATTTCCACGCAGCAAATTCTAAATCAAACATACTATCAGCCTGAACATATAATTTCTTTAGCTTTTTAACCTCAGATATACTATATAATGCATAATTACTAATTTTAGGGTTGACCCTAATAAAATAATCACAATGAGACTCTAATTCAATAATCATATCTGCTATCGCTTTTAAGCGTTTTTTACCACGGAAATGTAGTCCCTTTAAAGCAGCATCATATGGACAATATAAAGAAAAATATCTAAATTCGGCATTCTTAGGCATACCAATAAGTCCTCTTAGGTACTTCTCCGCCTCATGCTTCATATAATCCATTGTTGCCTCAATGTTTTTCTTAGTTCTTCCTACAAAAGGAAAACTTAAATATACATTAATTATTTTCTTCTTTGCCATTGTTGGCCTCCTCCTTTTTCTTAATGCGTTTGAAAATTTGTCTCATATCATTCTCTACTTGCATAGCTATCACAAGCTCAGAATATTCTTGGTGTGTAATAGCTATTTTCTTATCATTTCCTACTACGCAGAATCCATTGTCGTAGAGTAATGTAATATTGTCTGTATTAACGATTTTATCATTTAATTTTACAAACATTTTTAATCCTCCAACTTTTTAATATAATCCTCAAGGAAGCTAATTACTAAATTCCTTAAGTCTTCTTGCGTGTCTTTATAAATATCATGTTGTTTTTTGCAACCCTTTATTAAATTCAAATCATCAATACAATCTTCATACTCTTTAACAGTATGCCTATAACTATTTTGAAACGTAATTTTGTCGATAATCCAATCATTATTTTTTAAATTATCTAATAATCTTTTGTATCTTTCAATTGAACTTCTACGATCATTCTCTTCACATAGTTCAGATTTAAGTTTTTCAAATTGCTTATTTTTTAATTTATATTCCTTTTCAGTCATTTAAATGCACACCCATTTCTTTTAATTCACTAGCTCGTAGCCATTGACTATGCTTTTCACCCTGACGTTCTTTGCAATATTCACGTATATCAACCGCAATATACCCTCTGTCATTTCCAGGACTTTCACAACTTGCAAGAATTACGGCAGCATCAGTACTATAATCATGCTCAACATGTCCAGTATAATTTTTATAATCAATACCATATACTTGCAAACATTCCAATAATGAAAAATGTTTTGTAATTTGATTTTCTAAATATTCCTTCTTATTCAATTGCTTATATGCCCTAAAATCCTCATACTCTTCTTCAGTCATTGTTACATTGACTTCCATATTTATTTTCTCCTTTGCCATAGTTGGCCTCCTTATTAATTAAATATTCAAAAAGTTCAAATATATCAGTCATATGATAATAAGCTGTGCAGGAAGTTTCTTTAATTTCTTCCATTTTAGCTTTTAAACCATATGGACTATGCATTAATAAATCAAATGAATGAACTTTATCTTTAATATTCAGCTCAGGGATAAACTCACAAATGCTTTCAACATCAATATATGGTAATTTATTATTAACGATATACTGCTCATTTAAATTAATATATTTATACTCATCATGTCTCTGACTGTATTGCCATAATTCTTCCTCCAAAATACATCCTTTATGTTCACTATTAGTAATAGCACCTATAATAAGCAAAGCTGCCCTACCGAATCCCATAAAGTAATCACAATACATCATTTCGGTTGTCGCATGCATCATATTATACATCCCGGGATTAGCAAAAATATCAACGGCACCTGACCTAGTTAAATTTGCTAAATGCCTAACTTCAACATCTTCTCCAAGAATCTCCTTAGCCTTCTTAGTCATGGCCTTAATAGTAAACTTAATATTTTCTTGTGTTCTACCACTCATAGGTAGACTTAAAAATACCTTCTTCATTTAATCCTCCAACTTTTTAATATAATCCTCAAGGAAGCTAATTACTAACGCCCTTAAATCTTCTTTTACATCATCATATATGCATTCTTGTTTTTTACATCCATTTGCTAAATTATTATTATCAATCATATAGTTGTTATTCACCATATGATTAGACTTATTATGAAATAAAATTGCATTAACACTCCAATCATTATTTTTTAAATTATTTAATATTGCTTTATACTTTTCAATAGAGTACCTCAAACCCTTTTCTTCATGCACTTCCTCAATAAGCTTTTGCATTTGCTCTGATTTTAATTTAAACTCTTCATCAGTCATATTTAATTTCTCCTTTGCCATTTATAAAATTTTTAAAAGAATAAAGGAGACTGTTAAATCTCCTTTACATTTCATTAATCTACCATATCTTCATCGTCATCTGATTTAGATTCCTTCTTAAGCTCATTTAAATTCTTTTGCATTTCATCTAAAAGCTTATCAATAAGTTTTCCAAGTTCAGATAATTCTTCTCGCTTAGGTATCACAATCAAATGTATAGATACGCAATCTCCTTTACTGAATTCCTTTACTACCACATCAAAGCGGTCTTCATTTTCTGCTTTCTTTTTTACACCTTCAAGATTAGCATAAACGAACTTAGATACTCTACCGTCTCCAAAGTCAATGTACGAATGTACATCTTCTAATTTACGGTTGGTAATTTGTCCGTCTACTCTAACTCCTGATTCGTAATAAATATTATAAAACTTCATATATTTTTAACCTCTTTCTGCAGCAATCTCTGCATAATAAGGCGTGCAAATTATGCGAAAACATAGAAGAGGTATTACTCCTCCTCTACATCTTCTAATGCAATCTTTCCTAGGAACTCATCAAACATTCCACCGAAGTTTGAATCATCCTCAGCCATAACAGTAAGCTTGTCCATATATGCACTAACATATAACTTATTACCTTGCTGTCTATTATATCTATTCCAGCTAATACCAGCTAGCTCAATAACAAGACCATGAATATCTCCAATTGAGTTATCATCAAGAGTTCTAGAAGTAGTCTCACCTTTGAACTTAGTGATTAATTTAACCATAGGAGGCTTGTTACCATTCATATTGATATTAACCTTAATGAAATAAATAAGAACTGGATTACCAGCCTCATCAATCATAACATTTCCATCCTTGTCCTTATCAACAGGATATGACTTAATTGTATAACCTAACTTAGCAAGTTGCTCAACGTACTTAGTTGGTACAATAACATTAGTATACTTCTTGGCATTACCGAACTCATCAGTCTTACCTTGGAAGTTATCCCAAATCCAGTAAGCATTTCTTACCTCAACATGTCCAGTATCCTCATTAATAATGAAGTTACTCTTCTCATTTGCATTTATCATTGTTTCAATTAACATTTTTGACATAATATATAAATTCTCCTTCTTTTTAATATGCTGTATGGCGAATCGAGATGGATGATTATACGTGTAACCAATTCTCGATCGCTCATACGAACATGTATTTTTAATTATTTTCCTTTGAATTTTTGATTTCCCTTTGAATATACCATATAGCTTTTTCCAAATCCTCAATTTTCTTATCAGGATTCTTTTTACCAGCTCTAGATATATACTTAACAGCATTACCAAGGTGGAAATCTAATTTTTTATCCTCGATAAAGTCTATAACCTCAATCTTACCATCAGTGTAATGTGATGGATGATTTACGGGGTCATTCTTTGTACTATTCTCTTCTACTGCACAAGTATCGAATAATATAGTTGAACCATCAGGCATTAATTAACACCTCCTGCATACGCTAGTGGGTCCATTTCCATATTAGTTAAATATGTAGGAGCCCCATTAATATATACTGGTGTAGGGTATGCATCACCACTAGCAAAGAACTCAAAGTCACCGTACTTATTGATAGCAACAATAGCATCATCAACTAACTTATTGAAGTATGTTCTATCGACAAGACCTTGTTTGCACTCTGCAATAGCTTGCTCGGTCTCCATCCAGTAATATCCCTTAGTACCAGTTACAGAGTCATACTTATAACCAGTACCATCTTTATTTAATACCTTACGTACAAGTGTACGTCCACCGTTCTCAGGTGCCATAGGGCAGAACTGTCCAACACGTCCAATGAATTGCATGTCTGTATCTTCAGTTATCTCATCACTTGGTACAGCCAAATACATAGATGTTGAAGATACACTCTTTGTTACGCATAAGTCATCAAACACAATTGGTGCCTTAGCAAATAAAGTCTTGAACACATATGGAATTTGGAATTGTGCTCCAGTGGCTGTCCATTCTGTCATTATCTTTTCTCCAGTAGATAACTCAAATTCATGAGGTCCATCTGCATACTTAGCAATATATACTGCATTATTAACTAGGCACATTCTGTCATAAGTTGCCTCATGCTCGAATGTATATCCATACTCATTAGCGAACTTCATACAGAACTCAATAATCTCTGGTGTAGCATCAGGGATTTTGATTGAGTCTGTCTTAATATGGGCAACCTTAAATCCCTTAGCCTGAACCTTATCCTGAAGAGTCTTCATGAATAAAGCTCCACGTAAGGCAACTATGTTATTCTCATTACGAGAATCCTTAAACGGATTATCAAATGTAGCACTAGTTAGACCATAAACTGAGTTTATAGCAATCTTTAATGCTTGAGATAGTTGCTTTGCTTGAGATGGGTCAGTTAAATATGGAGCTAACGCACCATCAAATAACTTCGCTGCCACATCAAATTCTTTATGCTTAATATGAATACGAATATCAACAAGGTCCTTAAAGTTCTTAGTATACTTACCAAAGGCCTCCATTGCAATAGCACTATGAGGATGTAGTGATGCTATATCCAATAATGCTACATTAGAATATATACCTGGCTCTGCATATACATATCCACCTAGACCTAAATCCACACCTCTATACATATTTTTCTTAGTGTATTTCTTTGTGTCTGGGTCATAAGTCTTAACAAATTCATAACCAGGGAATGTATCCTCCAGATTAACATAATTTAGTAATGGTGTCTTATCATTTCTGAAGATTATCTTTGTTGTTAACGTGTTAGTTGTATCATTACATGTAACATTCATTATACCCAACTTATGACAAATCTCAACTAGAATCTCTCTAGCCTTGAAGTCAGCAATAGTATGATTAAATACTGCTTCTGTAGATATAACATCATTATCACAATATGCCGCTACAGCTGGCCACATTTCTTCTGGAACTGGTGTGTCCCAATCTAAACCTAATTCTTGGTGATGTAGATGTAAGTCAATCTCCCACTGCTTTAATGACTTCTTATCAACTGAGTAGTCATAAATATCTGTGAAAGATATATTATATGCTTCACCAAAGAACCCTGTATGTTCATTGATTATCTTTTTTGATAATTTATAGATATGCTCATTATCATATCCTAGGAATCTTGCCCATAAAATATGATTATCATATCTTCTATTATTAAATCCCACAAGTCTGTATTTGAACAACATCTCAATTTCATGAGGTGTAGGATTTATCATTCTATGAATCTTATTCTTTTTCTCTTCTGTATCCTGAAGTTTCCAATTTATTAAAAGTAAATTAGGGAATACTTCTAGGTCATAGAACACAATTGGTGCCTCGTCATCGACTACAGCATCGCTTGGTTCGTCAGATTTAAACTGCATTTTACTTACAAGCTTTGTACAGTAATCCGATTGATGTGTTGAATGAGCAGCAAATGAATATATAACCGTTTTTAAGTCTGAAACGTCATACTTCATACCACTATCATAGGCATTCTTTAATGCCTCATAAATGAAGTCAACACTGCATCTAGTTGAACTATGATACTCCTTATTAAGATTGCGCTTTATCAAAGTTCTTAGTGCGCGTTCATTTTTAATTACATCGAAATTGACCATTTTCTGCTCTTTTAATGGAAGTCCCGTAGATATAGTAGCTATAGGCTCATTATTGCATTTTGTTAACATACGACGTAATGATGAGTTACCAGTGAACACCTTTACCTCAATATCATTATCATATATTCTAGATAGCATTTCAACATTCTCACCTGTATAAATATAATGCAGATGAATACCAGCTCCGGATTTTGACAACTCACCATAAGTCTTAGGCCATTTACTAGCCGCTGCTTTATTCAATTCAAATGACTTATTACCATGCTCATCCTTTATATCAAAGTCAATTACAATATGTGTAACTGGCACTTTAACATAATGCAATGAATGAGGGTCTATGTCACCTAATTTAGTTGTCACATTATCCCATTTTTTAGTTGGTGTCCCGG